CCAATTTATTTCCAACCTAATATCAGTTACTATACAAGATGACCAACGCATACGTAATGACGTACGACAATTTGGTATCCGATGTGCAAAATTACATGGAACGTAATGATGCGCAGTTTGTCGCTCAGATTCCTAGCTTGATTGGTTTAGCTGAGTCTGCTATTGCTGCTGAACTTAAAACCTACTTGCAGTTGACCGTTGTTGAAACAACACTGGCTCAAAACCAAGTTATTGTTGCTAAACCAGCGCGTTGGAGAAAAACGGTTTCACTAAAGTCAAACGGCAAACCAATTTTAATGCGCTCACAAGACTATGTGGCGCAATACCAATCTGAGTCTACACCAGCTGTCCCACTTTATTACGCCGAATACGACTACAACAACTGGGCAATTGCGCCAGCTCCTGCTGCAACAACGCCGGTAGAGATAATTTACTACAGCGAAATTCAGCCGCTTGATACAACTAATCAGCAAAATCTATTTACTAGAGAAGCACCGCAGGCAATGTTATTTGGAACACTACTACAAGCACAAGGTTATCTCAAAGCTCTTGACAAGCTGCCTGTGTGGAAATCTTATTACACAGACGCACTAGCTGCTCTCAAGAAAGAAGATAATTCTCGCCGTATAGATCGCAACACGAGCATACAAGAGCCATAATATATGACAACATACACATCGCCATTTACCGGAAACGTTATTCAACCAACAGACGTATCCTATTATGCTCTTTCATTTAGCTCCAACACTCAGCTCTATTGGCCTACTGTCGTTAATCCTACACAAGTTCCTGCAGCTCGTATTATGGACTGTGTTGCTAGTGTTGATGGTTTGGTTATTTTACTTCCTGATGCAACACAAGGCGCCGTTGGTTCAGATATTCTTTTCCGCAATTTGGGGGCACATGCGTTCACTATTACAGATGCTGCTGGCAATGAGTCTATTACTGTTGCTGTCGGTGCCGCTAAGTATCTTTATCTTACTAGTAATACTACTTTAGGCGGCAGCTGGTCTAATATTGCTTTTGGAGTTGGCACATCTTTTGCCGATGCGGTAACACTGCAGGGCGCTGGCTTGACAACCGTATCTGGTCAATTAGCAACCACACAAAACGTTGCGGACATTACTTCAACACCTACACTAAATGACCTTAGCCGTGCAACTACATTTAACTGGAACGCAGGCAATGGTGTAATAAACTTACCAGTGCCAAGCACCCTTTCAACTGGTTGGTATATCGGCTTTAGAAACAGTGGTGGTGGTGCACTATCTATTACTCCAGTTTCCCCAGCATTAATTAATGGGCAGTCGACCATTACGGCAAACCCCGGTGATTCTGGCTACGTTATTTATGATAGCAACACTGGTAACTTTATTACTGTTGGCTTTACCGCCCCGTCTAATGTAACCTTTACATCAGCAACTTATGATGTGGATAGCATTCCCGGCTCTACATTAAGTTTAGTAGCCTATGCACCAATCATTCAAACTTACATTGCACAGTCTGGTTCACGCACAACCACATTAACTGTCACGTTACCAGCTATTACACAGCTTTATGTTTTGGTTAATAATACCAACCAAACTGGTTACAACATCAACTTTGTAGTTTCTGGTAGTTCACAGCCACCATTAGTTTTAGCCGCTGGCGCTGTTGTCACGGTACTGACAGATGGTATCAATCTTTTTACGTTAACTCAAAGCTCAACTGGCTTTTTCTACGCATCTAACGGAACAGCGGCGTTGCCTTCGTATTCATTTAACGGCGACACTCACACAGGCATGTACCTCGCTGGTACTAGTGTGCTTGGTTTATCTGCAAATAGCACAGAAATTATTAATATTGATAACACCAATATTTTGCAACCGTTAGTTACAGTAAACGCAACACTAAGAGCGCAATTAATCAACGGTGGAACGTTCTAAATGCCGGCTGATAACCAGCAACAAGATACTTCGCAATACACATCAATTTACAGCTTAAGAATACCAGCTGGGATAAAACGCGACGGTACGGTATTCCAAAACGATCAGTATACCGATGGGGTGTGGTGTCGTTTTCAACGTGGCGACCCTAAAAAAATGGGTGGCTATAAAACTATTTTTACAGCGTTCAACGGTATTTACCGCGGCATGATTGCCATCCCGTACAACGGTGTTAACTATATCTTTGCTGGTAATGCAGAGACTTTAGATGTTTTTACAACTGGCACATCTTTTAGTGCTGGCAGTGGTCCATTTACTGTTAATTTTTTACGTGGTTCTGTATTTGCTAACGTAACATCAAACACCACAACACAAGTCATTGTTCCGGGCGACGCCACTACTACGTTTGCACCAACCAAGACTTTTATTATTAGCCAAACTGGCACACCAACAGTCTACACTATTAGCACGTCGGTTCATACCACCAGTCCAAATCAAACCACCATTGTATTTACTCCCGCAGCACCCGCCGGAACTATTAGCAAGATTTGGACAAATGACACAATTTTTACGCCCGATCCAGTGAATGGGCCGTATCGTAACGATTGGCAGTTTGATGCACAGTTTAGCCCACAAGGTGGAGCGCTGTCATGTTTTGCACACCCCGGTTTAAATTTAGTCAATATTGACAATGGTGTGGCAACTCAAGTGTTGGTTGGTAACATCACACCAGATGCCAATAATACTTATTACTTTACTGGCCTTTCTGACAGTCAAGGGCAAAACCCCACCTATAAACCGATTAGCGTTGATGGTGGTGTATGTGTATTGTATCCATTTATTTTTGTATACGGCTCACACGGTTTTATTGCTAATAACAACGTAGACTCAACGTACACTAATCAAAACTTTTATGATTGGAACGGTCCGTTTGCTAACCAAGTTAACGTGGCAAGTTCTAAGATTGTTAAGGGCATACCCTTTAGGGGTGGTACTAACGCGCCATCTGGTTTATTTTGGGCAACAGACTCTCTTATTCGTGTTTCTTTCAATTCCCAAGCAGTTGGGTTTTATTGGAACTACGATATTGTTTCAAGCCAAATTTCTATCATGTCTTCTAACGCAGTAGTTGAGATGGACGGTATTGCATATTGGATGGGTGTTGACCGTTTTTATCTGTACAACGGTAACGTCAAAGTTTTGCCAAACGATAAAAACATAAATTGGTTGTTTAATAATTTAAATTACGAACAACGCCAAAAAGTTTGGGCCACTAAGATTCCAAGGTACAACGAGATTTGGTTTTTTTATCCTAGAGGCACAGCAACAGAATGCACTGATGCTATTATTTACAATGTCAAGGATCAGCTTTGGTACGATGCTGGCTCCGCAGTAGGCGCGCGTCGTTCTTGTGGTTATACTACCGAGCTGTTTCCAACGCCTATTTGGGCTGGTTGGGAATACAACCCAATGTATAACCAAGCTAACTATGTGATTGCGCATCCTGCTAGTTTGCCTGCACCCACATCAAAACAGTTTTATGTTGCTGGTGACTTAACACCATTATTTAGCCCCGGTGATTATGTGTCATTTTCAACAGTTCCACAGGATACTGTTTACCGAATTACTGCTAGCCAAAATATCTTTAATACAACTATTGGCACACCGGGTGTTACCATAGTAACGGTTGATAATGTCATTTCTCCAAGTGCTGTTGTTGGTTCTACAGTGTATAGTGTAACTGGTGGCTATTCAATTTGGCAACACGAGTTTGGTCTTAACATGGCTACACTAGGCACCGAAGAAGCTGTATATTCTAGTATTACAACTAGCGATATTAGTTGGCTAACAGGCAGTCCTTCTGGTGACAATTTGGTAGGTGTAAACCGCCGTATGCACCTTCGCCGTATTGAACCAAACTTTTTACAATCTGGCACTATGGCCTTGACCATTTTAGGTCGTAAGTTTGCTGGTGGTCAGAGTGAAGAGAACTCTGGGCCTTATTATTTTACGCAAGAAACCGGTAAAATTGATTTGCGTGTTGAACACCGTTTGGTTCGTTTAAAGTTTGAATCTAACGAAATTGACGGTAATTTTGAAATGGGCCGCAATATGATCACAGCCGAGTTTGGGGACGAAAGACCTTAAATGAGTTTCCAGCAGTTTTTTCCTTGCCTTCCAGACTATATGAGCTGGGACGACTGGAACGGCAACTTGGCTATTTACTACGGTCAAAAGAACATTGAGTTTGCCTCCGAAGAAAATTGGCAAGAAGGCGCGTTTAACTTGCTTAATTCTGAGGCATTTGCTGTATACCCCATTCCAGACCCTAGTACATACGAGACTTGGCAAGATTGGGCAAGAGAGTTCACCGAAATAATTAACGGTCCAAGTCGTTGATTTAGGGCGCGAAAGTGCCCTTTTTTGCATTATTATATATAGACAAACCCCAACAAAATACATGTCCTCTTTTGTAAATTCTAAACATCAAAAGCTATCAAAAGATGAGATAGTTGCGATTGCTGCTAAAGAAACGGGCGGCAAGTATACTGCCGAGCAGATTAAAGCTAGCTTAATGGCTGAAATACAAAATGCTAATGGCCTATTAATGCAAGAAGGCAATACCCTATTTATTATTCACAAATCACCGGATCGCCCAGATGTTGGTGTGTTTCGTGCGCTTAACGCCGACACCATTCAAAATTACCTTAAAAATTGTTTGGTATTTACCAAAGCAATTGGGCTAATGGGTTTTAAATATATGGTGACAGTATTTGATGACCCTTCTTTAATCAATATTTTTAAGCACATTGGAAGAAACCAACCGTTTA